AGAGGAAGACCTGTTTCTTGAGAATCGTATACGTCTGTATGAGGTGTAATCTCAGAACCGATTGGTTGACACATAATCTCTGCTTGTTCAGGAAAGACTTTAGACCCATATTGTCCTACTTCACTTATTACCATGTACTCAAGTCTTCTTACGATTTCACGAATCCATTGAGTTTTGATATTTTCTATTTGTATTTTTCTGCCGTCATACTGAGAATTGTTATCTTCTGAACATAAGTGTTTATGTGTTTTATGAAAATGGATTAATTCTTTTGCTTCTTCTGATGTTATTACTTCGGGAATTGTTATGAAATTAAAATCAATCATAATCTCAATGTTTCTTCATTCTGTGTTAAATCAGTAATTGCGTGAAAAGGCATACACCTATCTTGATTATCGGAAAACCAAAATGAAAGAGTATGTCGTTGGTTTCTTCGTATCTTGTTTACACCATGTTCTATGTAAATGCCTTGAAACAATAATCCTGCACCTGTTTCAGGAACAAAAGTTTCTCCGTTAGGTACATAAGTTTCACCACCTGAGAAATTATCATTTAAATATAAAATACAAGTCCACTCTCTTTGTTTTTCGTTGGGGTCAAAGTTTGGTAAGTGTTCTGACTGCGTAGAGTAAGTATCTAAATGTGGGTCTTGATATCCACCAATAACCCATTCATTGATTCCAATCATTTCGGGATAAACAATTTTACCTTGGGTTTTATAAACTTGAGCAACTAATCGTATCCAAACTCTATCTATTAGAGTTCGTACCCATTGTGTTTGGACATGACAAAATCTTATACCCTTGTAACCAGCACCGTTTCCTACGGTTCTTAAGTTATGATGCGTTTTGTGAAAGTGTATTATCTGTTGGCACTCGTTCGGAGTCAACAGATTTTTCAGCATTTGCGGTTCGTAGGGCTTCTGCGATTGCTCTGCGTTGTTCATATTCTAATCTCTTTGCTCTTTCTTTTGGTCTTGATTTTAGAGCACGTTCTATTTTTAATTGTGATGCACGTTGTAAAAATATAATACCATTTAAGTGGTCTATTTCATGTTGCACACACCTTGCACCCAATCCTTCTAACTTTATTGAACGTTTTTCACCGTCAACTGTTTGGTAGTCCATTACAACTACTTTTGGTCGCTTGAGCATAATATATATGTCGGGAAAAGAAAGACAACCTTCCTTCATCATTTCTGTTTCTTGAGATATCTGAACTAACTCAGGATTGAAAAATGCAACGATTCCTTCGTCCTGTGTTTGCATAACAAAAACACTCAGGTCTACACCGACTTGATTAGCACTTAAACCAAGTCCACCATATTTTCCCATGGTTTCTACGAGACCTGCTTGTAATTCTTTTGGGTCTGTTTGCGGATTATCGAAATCAAACTTTTCAGTAGGATTACGTAAGACCTTTGCGGCCTCTTCAACTAGTTCATACATATTATTTTATTCCACTACTGGTTACATATAAAGATTTACCTGACCAACCCCCTGCTTGTCTAGTTCTTAAAACAACTGGCATGGTTGCGTCAATCTTTAAAGGTTTATAATGCCAAGACAACTTAAACGTTTGTTGTTTACCGTCATACGAAGATTTTATTTTACTAAAATCACTAGCATTATCTGACATTAACATTTGTCTAAAACTGTCGTCTCCACTAACGTCTTTAATTGTTGAACCCTTCTCACTACCTATCAATAGTTTATATGGACATGGTGTTGAATTAGGGTCGTCATATGTATAGTAACCTATAGTATTCAAAAAGTATAGTAGGTTTCTTGGTGAAGAAACATATTTTGAAAAGTCGTCTAGTAAAGCATTCCTAAAAGGCCAATAGAAATCTTTTGAATAGAAATCTAATTTATCTTTTTGGAATTCTTTTGCTATTGTAGCGAATGCTCTTTGTGAAGAGGACTCACTATACTTTTCTTTCTTGATATTAAATGAGTTGATTGCTTTGTGAGCATTCTTATATTTGGGGTCTATCATGGAAGTCGCTTTGACCCATGCGTTATCAATCATAGATTTAATTCTACCAAGTTGTCCCTTATCTCCTACTTTAGAATAGAATGCAACTAAGTTTGTATTGATTTTAGGTGTAGCGTCTGCACCACCTGATATCTTGTTAGAGTATCCTTGATATCCGTCTGCAGTTTGAACGATAACGTCCGAAGGATTCTTACCACCTATCCCTGCAGGTTTACCTCTTGGAACCCAATATACATTTTTGATTGACCTTCCTTTTAAATCTTTTGCAACTGCTTTTGCATTGTTCATTCCGATTAGAATATCTCTCAATGAAGTTTCGTCTTTATCTAATAACATAACTATGTCTTCATAGGTGACTTCTTTTCCTGAACCTGCAAGAACTCCTGTTCCGCCACTTTGTCCTGCAACCCATTTCTCAAAGTCAAATTGATTTTGAATTTGGTCGGGGTGTATTAAGAAGTGTACGGTTAGTAATTCATTCACGTTGGAAGAAGCAGTTGAATCCTTTCTACTCTTACTTCCAAAGTGTGCTTTGACTTTTGCTTTAGTTGATTGAATGTAATACGGAGTATCAGAACCGTCTAGTTCTACTTGAAAATAGTATTTACCATTACCTAATTTTTTGAGAAGTTCACCTGTAGGATTCTCTACTGATTTATAAAGTATCTTTCCTGCACCTACTGTTGCTTTGACATCTTTATCGTCTATGTCTAGAACATAATAAGGATTGAATCCGTTTCTGTTTTTGTAGTGTGGTGACACAGTTAACTCACGAATCACATGCTTAGGATTCGTTACGGTAATTTTGTCTGTGAATTGTGAGAAAGACTTCATAATACTATTTATATTTTCACTTAAGTGGTTTCGATAATTCTTCCCAACTTGTTTCATAATCACTGTCACCTTCTGCGTATCCCATAACACCTAACTTTTCGTATTCAGGTATAAGTTCTTCACGCAGTAGTCCAATCTTTTTAAGGTTTGGCATGATTCTAGTAAATAGTATGTCTTGGAATTGTGAGGTAAAGATATTATGTTTTTCGTAGTCTAATGTATAATCAACGTCAAATCCATACTTTTCCCATACAGCAGTTGGTTTAAGTCTATTTCTACTTACAGTACATGCTTCCAAGGCAAAGTTTGCCCTGTCTATTTGTTCTTCTTCTGAAAGTGTTTGGACAAAATCAGTTAGATAGTTGATACCAAAAGTTACATGTCTTGCTTCGTCCCTAATGATAAGTCCTATCATTTCTTTGTATACAGGGTCGGTACTTGTTTCTCGACTTGCTTGAAAAGCGGCTAATGCTAAACCTTCAATGACAACTTGCATACCTATAAATTTTAAATCCCAACGTGGGTCAGTTAAAATTTTATCAAGTAATCCTTTTAGACTTCTGCCAATTGGCCATGAACGTTTGAGTCTTGTCTGTAGATATTTGTTAAAAGCTTCGACATGTCGTGCTTCGTCAAATGTCTGAGAAGCTGCATAGAGTTTTGCATTGAATGTGGGTGCACAACTGGCTAATTGTGACGCAACTAATAATGCACCTTGTTCTCCATGAAGGAATTGACTTACTGACCATGAATTTAAATCTTGGTGAAATTCTTCCTTTTCTTCTTGGGTTAATGTTTTGTATTGTTCGTGATTCTTCCATTGATTGTCTTGGAATTCAAAGAACTCAGATGTCATTGGTTTGAATGGCGGTGACCAATCAACGTCAACTTCTACATTCCAATTTAACTTCTTACCTAGTTCGTATAGTTTTTTGATACGATTATCTTGGACTGTGTAGTCCCAATTGTAAGAACCTGTTAAAGGTGTTTGGAATATCTCTACAACGTCTGTAGGGTTTAGTTCTTCTTTCGCTGGAAAGTCTCGTACTTCTTTGGGTGTTTCTGTTTTTAATATTTGCATCGTTTATTTATCACTCCATAACCCTTGAAAAGTTCTTATATTTCTCAAAACGTAGTACGTCATTGAACTTATCATACAATGCGTCCCCTTTATGAGATATGATAAATGCGTTTGTTCTTTCAGGCATACCATTCAATAGTTTTAAGAAGTCGTCTGTACCAGCACTATCTAAACTACTATCAAATACTTCGTCAAGAATAAGTAAATTAGTGTTAACACTATTTTTCATTCTTGCAATACTTCTCCAAGTGAATAGTAATGATAAGTCAATTCTCATCTTTTCACCCTGAGAGAAATTATCGTATTTGAATACGTCTCTGAATCTAGATTTGATTGTTTCTTCAAAAGATTCGTCAATCTCAAAACCAACATAGAACTCTAGTTGTGCTAGATATTTGTTGATTAGTTTGTTCATAATAGGAACATACTGTTTGATAATCTTTTGTTTTACACCTTGGTCTCTAAGAAGTGTTGAAGCGATATCATAGTAGTGAGAAGTTTCTGTTTGTGTTTCTTTCTTCTGTAAAAGAACTTCGAGTTTATCTTCTGAATCTACAATTTTATCTTCTGCATCTGAACCTGCAGTTGCTTCACCTTTTAGGTCTTCGATTTCTTTTTGCAGTTTAGTAATATACTTTTGATTGGATACTACTTCTGTTTGTAAGAGACTTATTTTTTTCTGTATCTCTTCTATCTTAGATTGAATTTCTCTTATTTCTTCAAGTCTTCTTGAACACTCTCCGATTTGTTTTTCAATTTCTTCGATAGCAGTTGACAACTCCGTCTTCTTAGTCTCCTTCTGTTCAATGTGTTCTTTCTTGTGCGTTTCATCTAAGGACTGCTCGCAGGTGGGACATTCGTCATTGTCTTCGTAGAATTTGATTTCTCTAATTGTTTTCTTACGAGCCGTTTCGAGTTGTCGTTCCAAGTCCATAAGTTCTGTGAGTTTATTTTCTTTAGTATCTTTATCCTCGATAAGTCGTGCTTGCGCCACCACATCTTGCGTCTTTTCATCTATGTTCTCCATGAGTTGATTAATGTTATCTTGGGTTTCCCCTACTGTGGATTCATACTTTAAGATTTTACTCTCTCGGTTTTCACGTAGTACATTAAGTTGCTCATTCAATCCATGAATCCTCTCTTCCATAATATTGATTTCATGACTAGTCTCAGTGATTTCATTTTGATGTGTTGATATCCTTTTCCTTAGTATGTCTTGCATAGTAGAGAATATAGAGATATCCAATAGGTCTTCCACTAAGTTTCTTCTGTCCTTTGCTTTCAACTGCATGAACGGAGTAAAGTTAGCAGAACCTAATATTGCGACCTGTGTAAATGAGCGGAAACTCATTTTCAGAATTTGTTTTTCTAAGTGTTCTTGGTAGTCTCTTACGTTTGCGTCTTGATTAAGCATTACGTCATCAAGATATAATTCAAACTTGTTTGGTTTTGCACCACGGATTACCTTGTATTGTTTTGTACCAATAGAGAATTCAATCTCTACTTCTAGACCTTTCTCGTTGATACTATTGATAAGTAAATCTTTCTTTAGATTACGAAACCCACGTCCATACAATCCAAAACATAAAGCGTCAAGAAGTGTAGACTTACCACTGCCGTTCTCACCTAATATAAGAGTCGTTTGGTGTTTGTCTAATCGTATTTCGGTAAACTTGTTACCACTTGATAATAGATTTTTGTATCTTACTTTTTTAAAATTTATCATAAAAAGTTATGTTCTTCCAATGCTTCATGGTACAGTGACTTCATTATTTTGTCTAGTTCTTTTTTCTTACCTTGTATCTCTAGACCTTCAACGTACTTTGATAAGATAGTCAATGTGTCTTCAACATTTTCTATTTCTTCATCATCAAAGAAGTCCATGTGTTTGTTATCGTCTACAACTGATACGTGTAACGGATTGACACCATGAAGTTTGTCTAGGAATGTATCAAACCAATATGGGTTCTCCTTTTCTATTACGATTACCTTTACAAACTTTCCTCTGTACTTTTCATAATCGTCATTAGCAATCGATTCAAAAGATTCTTCGGTATCATTATAGAATGCCTTTTCAAACATTGTTAGTGGATTATGCACAGGTAACATTTCTCTTGTATCAGTATCAAAGATATGGAAATATTTTTCGTCTCCAAAATCTGACCAAGTGAATTGCATTTGTGAACCTACGTAGCGTATATTCTCTACGTCTGTTTTGTGGTGGAAGTGACCACTGTAAACTTTTTCAAATCTCTTCAAGTAACTTGGGTTTAATCCGTGTGAACATACCATTGCAGGATTCATCATGGCACCTTCTATTTCAAAGTGTCCCATACAGATTGGTGCTGGTGCGGATTGAAAGAACTCTATATTGTCTGCATAGTTTTCATTATTAATCCATGGAACAAGTGCAACATCTAAACCGTCATATTCTTTAACTACAGGTTCTTCATGTACAGTGATATTAGGTTGACCGTATAGTAATAAGGCAGGTGAGTTTACTTCGTTAGTGTTCTTATAATAGGTATCATGGTTACCTATTATCAAGTCCATTGTAATACCTCTTTCTATCATAGGTTTTACAAAGTGCTCAATGTTTCTTTGCATGGACGCAAAGTTTATGAATTTTCGTCTATCAAAATAATCACCCATATGAATGATATGTTTGATATCGTGTTGGTCTAGATATGGAAAGAATATCTCTTTATAGAAACGTCCCTGATAATCAGACATTTCAACCATATCGTTCCTGACACCGCAATGTGTGTCATTCAAAATAGCTATTTTCATTAAGTGTTGTTTTTGCTCAAGTCTTGGTCAAGATTTGCTTTTGCTTTACCTGACTTCTTTTTACTTTTACGTGGTTCATATTCCACGTGGTTCATGTGTTCCTGCATCCATTCTACGTTTGTATTTACAAATGTAGGGTCATGAGAACCGTCAATAGTAGTATAAGCGTCCATTGTAATACCCGCTTCTTCTATCTGTTTTTGCTTGATAAAGACTTGTTTCTTTTCTTTTTGAATACGTCTTAGGAATGCATAGTAACAAATTTGTGTAACGTATGCGAATGCATTGTTAGATTTTTCAACGTTGAAGTTGTTTATATACTGTAGACAGTTTTCTATAGCGTCACAAATCATTTCATCTCTATAGGTATAGTTAATGAAATTTGGACGTGTGGACAAACGGGTTGCAATCTTGTAAATACACTCACCAATATATTCTGTCATACGTGGTGGTTGTTTACCTTTTTCTTCTGCAAGTTTAACGGACGCATTGTACTCCGCAACGGCAGCTGTAAACTCTTTGTTATTTACGTAATGTTCCGCTTGTTTCTTATCAGTGGTTTTTTTAGTCATGTATCTATTATATGTTAATACTTACTAATATGTAAGAGGGTTTTTAGTATTTATCCAACTGAAAGTTGTATCAGATAAAAGGATAACAACATCATACCCATTGCAGAAAACTGTATCACTGACGCAATTGCAACAAACAATAAAGCTCTATCCGCCCACCATTTACCTTCCGTCTCTTGCCATTTAGCAATCTGTTCAGGTGTAGCGTCTCTAGGTTGGAATTGGAACTTTAACTGTTCAGGAATTATATCGGAATCGGAGTCCTCTACTTCTATTGGTCTTTTCCAAGAATCTAAGATTTTTCGTTTACTCATAATAATTTAATGTAAAAAGTATCTAGACAGAATCATTTCTATCTGATATCCTAACTATGTCGCCCCGACAAGCTAGCTTATATAATGATTACAATCTATACTGTAGTATCGTAAGATACATTATTATAAAAGGTATCGCTATTGGAAGAGTCATTAGTGTGACCATTTGCACTGCATCGCAGAATCGGCAATAAATGCCATTTTCTCTTAGTCCGTCAACCTTTCGCACCATGCTCTTCATTGCGTATGCAATTGTGGTCATGGTTTCTCCATATAAACAGGGTTAATGAAACAATATAACTGAATGTTATATCAATCCGTTTTATTTATAACTGTAAAATTCCTAAGACATAATTCTCAGCAGCTGACTCTGCATATGATTCAGAATGATTCTTATACACGATATCCTTCTTCCACATATGGTCTTCGTAATACCTGCAACCATACCCTTGGTCAGTTACATATACCTCTGCCTTTTTCAACTTATCGTCACTCCAATACTGGTGTAACAAATGGTCGAACTGTTTCATACCTTGTTCGTCTTCTTGTAACATATTTAAATACCAAATTGCCATTAGTGAAGAATCTTTTTGCCTTTAGTAATCAGATGTTGTTCATACTCTGTTTCTAAATCAAAATCTTCATCTTCCAATATTTCCAATCTCCTGAGTTCTTCGGGTGTGATTGGGCCTCCAGTTGCGTCCATGATACTCTGCATTGCTCTATCCACATATGCTTTTATATCGTCTTGATATTCTTTTCCTGACTTAACTGGTATGGTTCCGTTCTCAACCATTTCTAACCACCTAGCAGATGCATTGTCATAGTATTTAACGAATTGCTCGTTAAGTTTATTCCTATGTACAATGTGATTGTCGGGAATGAATAAAGTCGGTTCTGCACTGAGAGGTGCATAAGGAATAAACGTTGATAGGGTATCATTAGTTTGAGTCAATTGTAATTGACATATCATAGGAAGTGTAATGTGTATACCTTCCTGTGAATCTCTTACCATTCCGACTATATCTAAACCAGTCTTGAGTTTGATTACCTCATACTTGTTTGGTGCTAAAGATGTTACGTTATCCATATCTATATTTAGTTGGTTCATAATTTAAATTGTTTAATGTTATAAGGAAATTGTTCCTCGTTGTAAATATTTATACGGTCTTTTAAGTGACGTAATGTGTAGTTGTCTCCCCACAAATCGTCTGCGATATCAAATAGTCTTAGATTTTCTTTACCATTACCCTTTCTCAATCCACGTCCAATGGATTGTAAGTTACGTATTCTAGATTTAGAAGGCGAAGCAAAAATTATGTTATCTATCTTCTTTATATTAACACCAGTGCTGAAGGTGCCATATGACGCAAGAATACAGGCGTCATCTTGTTTCTCTACCAATCCTCTAATCTCTTCTCTATCTTTTGTATCAGTTCCACCATAAACATAATGAAGATTATCTATTCTTTCTTTCATTAATGTGTATAAAACAAATCCATGTTTTTCTACATACTGAAACAAACAAAGTGTGTTCCCTTTTAGTGAGTAAACAAGATTACATATGAAATCATTTCTCTTTTGATTCCCTACTAAGTAATCCATTTCGTCCTGATACTTTAACTTAGCAGTTTTCTCATGTTCCAATATGATAACGTCAATGTCTATACTTGCAATTGTACCTTCCTCAATAAGGTCGAAAGTTGATATAACCTTAGTCGCTGGCCCAAAGAGTCCTTCTAACTGTAGCCTGTGGACTTCTGTACCGTCTAACGTACCTGTAGTACCAAAACGTACTGCGGTACTTCTCATTTTTTCGAGGATTCCTTTGAGGACGTTTGCTTTGAAGAGGTGGGCTTCGTCTCCGACAACAACTTCAAACTTCGCAAGAACGTCAGTAGGTGCTTTAGATAAAGACTGCCAAGTTGTAATCGTAATGTCTGAATCGAATACAGGTTGCCCGCTGTATATTTTGCAAATTTCTTTATCATATCCATACTCCTGAAAATCTTTTGTCATTTGTTCTACCAAAGAAGTAGTAGGTACAATGACAATTGTTTTTTTATTATAATAACGTGCAAGTAAATAAATGATTAATGACTTACCACTCGCAGTCGGTGATACTAGTAACTTTCTTCCGTATTCGATACTCTTTAGAAATGCTTCCTTTTGATAATCTCTAGGTTCAAACGGTAGGTTTAATTGGTCTATAAACTTATTGTATTCGTCTTCGGTAATTTCATTCTTAGTAATAACGTCTTCTTCTACCGAATACTTGTATTGTCTTTCTTCACAGAACTCAGCAATGTATGGAAGTAATCCAATATAGATTTTGTGTGTCTTGATACTGAACAGATATACTTTACCGTCCCAACGTCTATTTTTATAGGAAGGCATAAATTTTGCGTTAGGTACTTTAAATGAAAAGTAATCGTGCAAGTCTTTAGCGATTGAGTCGTCACACGAAATCTTCATAAAGACTTCATTGACTTTAGAAATTTTTAAGTCCATGCTGGGCCGTTGTACCAACCTACTATTGATACTCTAGTTCCTCTCGTTACTGGTGTGACTTGGTGATATAACCAACTTGGAAATAAACATATTGAACCGATTGCTTGTGCACTGAATGGTAAAGTTCTTACTGCTTTATCGATATCAAGTTTTTTATCACCAAACTTAATTTTATCAAACTGTGGATTTGGTTCTAACCATTGAAACTTACCACCTTCATAATCTAAAGGGTCAGATAATTGTATAGTCATACTAATCTTTCTGTGTTCTGGCATTCCTTCCATACTCATGATTGACTCACCACCATGGTCTGTATGCCATGTATAGAAATCACCTGTAGGTAAATCAGGTTCGTAGTCGTAGATTGTGTATTGAAAGTTTTCTATCCAAGATAAATTGAAGTTCCAACCACACTCGTCCATTCCTTGGGCAACAATCTCATTAATCTTTTCCATGATATTGTCAGGCATTCTATACCTTGGGTCTTGACCAAGAAACCATTTTACCTTTGATTGTCTTATTTCAGCTGCCACGGACATGTCTACTGAGTCAGGTGCCCTATCAGGGTCATTCATTTGTCCGTTTCCTGTACGTCCTAAATCTAATGGAATTCCTTTGGCATGTTGATGTATTTGTGCAACTTCTTCTCTAGTAAAGAATTCAGGTGCTGTAAACATATAATTATTGAGTATCATTGTCCCGCCATAAACTTTCGCCAGTCGATTGTATTCTTAATCGTTTGGTGTCTCCAAGTGATATTTTGCATACACTCTTTCAAGAAGTTGATAACGATTTTTTGATACTCCACTTTACCATTCATTCTTTGTAAGTCTTGGTCAGCGTTATACCATATCTGCATATCATTCTTCATGACTTTGAGACCGTCAAAGGGGTCGTCTTCCCAACCAAGTTCTTTTATTTGTTCCTCAGACATCTTTCCGTTATACCATAACCACTTATTTTTAAGCAGGATATTGTATTGGAATTCTAAGTTCTTGAGAACCAATATATTATCGGTCAAGAATTCTTGATATTTTGCGTGTAGTTTGGGGACTTCTAGAGACGATTTATCTAGTTCGATATCGTCAACTTCACAATCCTTAGCCCACTCTTTGCGTAGCTCTTCTAAGTTCATACTATAATTATATCACGAAAATGTGTTTTTAACTAGTGGTTCCTATCTCATAATAAGTAAATCTAAAGTCTACTGTACATATTACAGCTTCACCACTCTCTCCTGATGCAAGTTCCAATCCACTTAGTGACGTTGGAAATGCGTCATAAAATTTAAAGAATCTGTTTGGTATATTCTTATTTGTATTTAGTACGAGTGTAATCATGCTATATTGACTTAGGTCATTACCTGCACTTGAAAACTGGTTTGTTGCTGTTGCAGTTGTACCAACAAGTGTTTTGTACTTAGACGGGTCTTGTATAGGTACAATAGAATCCATCCAATCATATACTTCTTTGAAGTTCTGTAAATCTTCGTCTACCAAAAACGATACAGATAACTTTTCAAATTCAACTTTATCGCCTGGAAAATATGCGTCCAGTCCTATACCTGCTGGTACAGCAGTCTCACTGAATGATATGCCAGGAATATTTGCAGTACGCACGAAGTATTCCACCGTTGGAACTTTATCGATGAGAAGTCTAAAGTTGTTCTTTTGAAGTATAGATTTGTTAATCGTAGTCATATACCTATTTAGGTAATTTCTAAGACTGTTCTGATTCTAACTTTAACTCACTGAGTCCTGCTAGTTTGATAACCTTGGGTAGTCTACCGCACTTCATAAATTTATGAAATCTTTTGTTTATTTGTTTTATATACGCCATATAGTATATAGACACGAAAGTGTCACACAACTGTCACAATTGAGACACAAAAAAGAAAAACCCCACCGAAGTGGGGTTTTAGATACTACCGTCCTGCACGAATGATTTGTATCACTTTTATTTAGAACAAAAAAAACCCCAGCGAACTGGGGTTTTTAATTTCGGTTGAGTAACTATTCTTTATAGAATGTTAGATACTGCGAACTTTCTGTAGTATTGGTTTGTACCAGCAGAAGCTAGACCATTAGCAGGTGTAGAACCTACGAATGGGTTAGATACCATTCCGTATCTAGTTTTGAAACCAATTTTTGGTTGGAAAGTATTCTCACCAACGGCACGAACCATTTGTAATGGAACGTATGGGCAATAGAAAAGTCCAGCGTCATAAGGGTTAGACCCTCTGTAACCGACAGTCAAGTAATCAACACCAGCATATGGGTCGATATAAACTTTAACTCTACCGTTTAGAACACCAGCAAAAGTATTACCAGTATCGTCAACGTTAATGTCAGTGTTAAGCGCAGGAGTATAATCTAATACACCAGCCATTGATAAAGCAGATGCAACGTCAGAAGAACAAAGGATAAAGTTACCTTTACCACGTCTTGTTTCTTTTGCGATTACATTTGATTCTCTTTCTATTTGGAATAATAGACCTTTGAATTTCTCAACTGACCAACGTCCGTTAGCATCAACATCTAAGTTGAAAGTACCAGCAGAAGCAGTTGCAGATGCACCTACTTTAGCTTGTATGTTAACGTTTCTTACTACTTCTCTGTTGATTTCCGCAAGGATTTCAGATGATAGTATGTTAGCGAGTTCAGATTCAGCGTCTAGACCGTGAATTGCTTTAAGGTCTTGTGCCAATTCTAAAGTATATTCCGCTTTAAGTGCTCTTGATTTAGCAGTTACTGTAGCTTTCTCAATTGTGAAAGCCATTTGAGCGAATCCGTTGGAAGCTTCGACATCACCTAATGCTTCTGCAGTTGCAGTAGACATACCTGAACCAGTTGTGTCTTCATAAGAAGGCGAACTAGTGTCAAATGGGTCACTGATTGCAGCTGTTAATGCACCAGCTGAAGTTGTCTGAGCAGCAGCCGAATAAGGAGTATGAGGTTCGTCAAGCCCTAAAGCTTCAGTTTTACCTTCACGTCCTTGAGTCGGATAGTCGTTATACCTTGCTTTCATAGCAAAGATAAGTCCTGTTGGCCCAGTCATTGGTTGAACACCACAAATGTCGTAAGCAACCAAGTTAGGCATAGCTCGTCTTACTAGACTAATTAGGATTGGATCCCAGTTAGATACAGCAGAACTGCCAGTAGCATTTAAAGGTGCAGCTTCGTCAAGAGAAACTCTATCTTCGTTAAGAGCTTTTTCTTGGTTTTCTAGGATTACTGCGGTAACAGCCTTCTTGTAAGAGTCTTCGATTTTTGGCAAATCAGAATGCTCTAGGATAGGTTGCCACTTTTCCTGTAAGTTTTCAGATAAAAACATTGTTTTTAATCTCCTTTAAATTAACCTAATGGTTTTAGTTTACTAATTGCGTCAGAATACCTTTGAAGGGAAGGGTCTATAACAGGTGAAGAGTTTTCATCTTCAAGCGTTCCAGTTCCTTCTTCAACTACGGTATCCTCAGAAATAGATTCACCTTCAATACCGAAGTATGCTTCTTTGATTTCACCAATCTTCTCTTGGAAGTCAGCTTCGTCATTGAAGTCTACACCGTTTGCAAGTGATTCTAATTTCTCTTTCTGTGATTCAGTTAAGTCCGAAGACGCATCCCTTACCACATTTTCTCTCTTGAGAGTGTTCAACTCTTCTGCGATGTCCATATTTGTTTGAACTTCGGAGTCAAGTTTAACTTCCATCTCATCGAGACGATTAGAAAGCTCATCAATCACGTCATACTTATCTTCGGGAACGTCAACATAATGTTCTACGAACAATGTTTTCAATCCTGAAATAAAGTTTTCAGTCATTTCAGCTTTCAAACCTCTCTCGATAGCTAATTCGTTTTCTTTCGTCCACTCGTCAGCAACGTAAGACAAGTATTTGTCAACTGCTTCACTTAAGTCGGCTTTGACCTTATCTACTGAGGTTTGTAATTCTGTTTCGTAAGCTTCTTTCAATCCTTTTTCAACTTCTGCAACTTTACTTGATACTGCAGCTTTAAAGATTGTTTTAGCTTTTTCTCGGTTCTCTTCTGACAAGTCTAATGCTTCTGAGATTGCATTTAGGTCGTCTTCAATTTCAATCTCTACAAGTTTAGATTCGAGTTCTTCGGAAGTTTCTTCGTCAACAGATTCTTTTTTCATCTTCTTGTCTTCGTCTTCTTCCTCTTCGTCCTCGACACCTTTCATCTTGCCGTACATCTCTTGAACCTTTTCGTCATCTAGTTTTTTAACTAGTTCGACAATGTTTCTTGCGATTTCTGCCTTAGTCAAAGACTCGTCAACCTCATCTTCTGAAATAGAAGAGAAAATACCTTGAAGGTCTTCTTTATTCATTTCCTTCATTGTGTTGACCATAGCTTTGATTGTTTCCATCTTGGAAGGAACTTTTTCTTCTGCTTCAGAAACTTCTGCTTCTTCGTCAGCGCCTTCGCCTTCTTTGATTTTTTCAGCCTTATCAGGTTTCCCTTCACCCTTTTGTTGTGGGTCTGCGGAAATCTCTTTGACTCCATCTTCTGCTTTATCTACAGAATCGACAGCTTTGTCAACAGGATTTTCTTCGGGTTTGACGACTTCAGCTTTTCCACTTTCTATTTTAGCGGAATCACTTGAACCTTGCTTAGGCGGGTTTTTGTCACCTTTCTCAGCTTTAGCGTCAGGTTGTCCTGCCTCTAATAGCTCATCTTGGTTTGTATCTAACTCTGCCATATTTTTCTCCTGTTTGAGTTTACTTTTTTATTTATATGTTATAAGTTCTTAACGAACGTTTTCCATAAATTAATTTTTGTTTCTTCAAGTCTAACCTGCTTTTCGTTCTTTAAAACTTCTCTCATAGACTCCATTTCTTGTCTTTTTAGGATTCCATTGTCCATAATCCACTCAACACCTTCCATGATACCGTCTACGAAGGCATCTGGCGCTGAAGGGTCTGCGACAATATCACCTGCAGTTGCAAGTTGAAAGTCCGACTTCACATACTGTGCGTCTGATTTTTGTTCTAATGAACCAAGTCCTCTTGAAGAGACACCTAGTTTTGCACCGTCATTGATAAGATTTTTTACAATCTCACCATTTGGAGTGCTCAAAATTTTTGCTTTACCTACCCAATTACTACCGTCTTCGTGAAGTTCGGTAATCATGTGGGATACTTTGTCTAAATTGATTGTTGGCCCTTCGGGGTGGCCTAACTCACCGAATGCTCTTTGTTCGTTTACGAATTCTTTTACGTAACGATTGACTTCTTTTGCCATGATTTCTTTGGGATAGATTCTTCCGTTACGATTCTTTATGTCTGCTTGCATAAAGACACCTTCGATAAAGTAATCTTTTTTACCATTTTCTTTTGATTCGATTAATGGTTTTGCTTCGTTATACTCTGAAATTAATTTCATTGAAAATTTCCTCTTCTGTTACCCCTTCAAAATTCATTTGTTTAAAGAGTTTGGATAATTCCTTCACAGATTTTTCTGCGTCCTTCAAGTCCTTGTAAGGCCCTGTTTCATTATTATTAACGAATGCGTAAATGTCTTTACCCATTTTACTATAGGTAATGTTGTAGGTCTTTCCACCAGTTTTCATTGTATCTACTTTAAGTTCTTTATGTTTTTTAGGCAACTTAAATTTCGCCTCATAAAGTTCTCTTGATATAGATGCAAAAGATTTCATTTACTCTTCCTCTGCTGTAGCTTCAGGTTCATTTTTCATCCAATCAACCGTTGCTTCCACTCTCTTCATGTCCACTGCTTGGGCAGCTTTCTCTTTAATGCCGTCAAAAATAGAATCCTTAGCGTCTTGCAACTTACCTTGTTCTATTTCGTCAACTATCTTTTTTGCTATTTCAGTCATTTATTAAAATCCCCCAAATTCATCGTCACCACCTTCTTCGTCTCCACCCTCGTCTTCCATTTGTTTGTCCATAAGTTTCATTTCTTCTTCTGTTTGCATTAAGATATTCTTACGTACAAACTCCTGAGAATAATACTTACCAACATACTCGTCTACGGTTGATAAAGTCTCAAGTCTCTCACGCATAATTTCAGCGTCTTTCAACTCTGCGAAGTGGTTATCGCTAGCATAATCAAACTGTACGAAGTCTTTGACCATTTTGTCAAATTCTTCGCCACTTACAATTTCTTTTAGTATCAATTGAGTTCTTAAAACGTCAACAAATACTCTACTAAACTTCTTTTGAAGTCTATTCGTGAACTTATTAAACTTAAGTTCATCTCTTTGGATTTCGGACGCACGTCCCAAATTGAATCCTGCGTCTGCTTCCATTCTAGAAGCTGGAATACTTAAACTCTTGTATAACTTCGACTTAAAGTATTCAATGTCTTCTATCTCCGAGAGATTTTGTCCGCCTGGCAAAGTTGTTATCTCTGTCCCACGTCCACCTTCTCTCCTAGGTAACCAAAAATCTTCCAACATAGACATATGTTTTCTATC